CCAACAGGAGCAGGCTGTAGAGCAGATGCAGGGTCTCTAGATCCTGTCCAATACGGTCTGAGCCCTCTGAAGGTGTGAAGCGGAGTCTGCTTCCGGCACTGCCGACGAACGGCAGCACGAAGTCTCGAAGGAGTTGGAGTAGAGATGTCACGTCCCGTTCTTGCCGCTGTGCAGGACCAGCAGAAGATGATTCAGGCCCTCCAGGCGAAGGTCGCGAAGCAGGAACTTGTCCTCGCGTTCCTCACCAAGATGGCCGGAGTCAGCGATCACGTCGCTGCGATTGAGAAGCAGGCAGACGCCGCGAACCCAGGTCAGCCCATCCCGGACCCTCCCGGCGCAGCGCCGTCAGAGTCCTCAGACCAGGCTCGTACCCCCGAGGCCCAGGATGACCCCCGTCAGCAGGGTGTCACGCCGGGCTCCAACCAGGGCATTGCCGCCGACAGCACCGACGTGGCGCTCGCGCCAGGCCAGTCGCTGCCGACCTCGCCCTACGGTGACCTGGAAGACGTGTCCGCCCCCGTGGATGGCACGCAGACCCACGTCCCGAACGAGCAGACCCGTCTGGAAGTTGACGTTCGCGTCGGCGACCCGACGAACCCAGAGCAGGCCTACCCGTGGACCCTCGGCAACGAGGCTCCGCAGGCTGAGGACGCCGTCTCCCGTGGAGACGCCGCGATCAACCAGCAGGCTGCCAAGCAGAACCGTACGATGGCCTCGATCCACCTGGCCCGCCTGCGCCTCGCCGCTGGCATCGCCCAGGGGGACGACCTTCAGGTCGCAGCGGCCATCGACGGTGACAAGGAGATCTCGGACCACGACATCTCGAAGGAGATCTCGGTCCTCTCCAGCGTGACCAAGGCTGCCAGCAAGAAGGCCTCCTCACGCCCGTCGAACCTGGTCCCGAAGTCCGCTTCGGTCCAGCGCACGGTCCCGTCCCTGGCCAGCGACTCGGGGCTCTCCTCGACCGCTTCGGCTGCCAGTCTTGCTGACGACACGGCAGACAGCGACCTGTTCGACTAGCCCCACAGACCCACGGTTCGCTGCCTGGGAAAGAGAGCCCCTTCCGTTCATTCGGAGGGGGCTCTCACCTTTCTTGGTAATCACCCCCTGTCTAACTGGGTGTGAGACCACAGAAGGGGTGAAAGAGCCGCTGCGTGCACTTGCACACGGCTCAGTAACTTCGAGGCACAGGAGGTGCCAAGTGCTCCGTACGCGGCTCGCTCAGGCGTACATCAAGCGGACGATCCGTCCGCTCTACGGCTGGACTCAGGCAACACCCAAGTCTGTCTTCCTCGATCCCGCGTGGGATCGTTCGGTGGACATCTACCCAGGCTTCGGCTTCGTCAAGTTGGACGGTGACCTCGTCACCCTCCCCGACGCTGACGCCGACATCCCCTACGGCCTCGGCGCTCTGTACGTCGGTGGCGATGGGATCGACGAGGTCCTGGACAGCGGCATCAACGCCTTCGCGGTGTGGGTGCTCGGTCCCGACGCGGAGTTCGAGGTGCTGGCTCCGGCCTTCGGCACCATCGCCGCTGAGCAGACCACTGGCGTCGAGCAGTTGCTCTACGTCGTCCACACCGGCGCTGACCGTGGGAAGTTGACCACGACAGACGACGCCAACTCGACTGACGCGCCGGTCGCCCGGCTGCTGAAGGTCAACTCGGCCACCAAGATCACCATCGGCGGACTCCGCTAACGCGGGCCTCCACGAGACGACAAGAAGGAGAACACAGCATGAGTCAAATGTCGCTCGCGGGCTCGGGCCTGCGGGGTCGGGTGGCGAAGAAGTCTGACGACTACGTCTCCCAGATCATCGACCGTCGCGAGAAGGGGTCGAAACTGACCCACGAAGCCAAGGTGCGCAAGATGGCGCTCATCCTCCAGGATGAGGTCAACGGCATCAAGCGTCTCGGCGTCGGCATGGTCGGCCCGATCCAACTGAAGTTGCGCTACCAGGGCATCACCCGCAACGTGCTCGTCGAGGACCCGGTGACCCCAGGTACCCCGGTCGAGTACGACGTGTGGGACGACCTGGGCCAGGCATACATCATGTCCGGCACCGAGGGCGAAGTCCGCGTGACTCCGTTCGAGGGCAAGCGCGTTCCGGTGCGGTTCTTCCGTATCGCTTCGCGTCCGGCCATCCGCAAGGAGGACCTGTTCTACCTCCGCATCAACGCGGTCGAGCAGGCGCAGGACGAGACCAAGCAGGCCATCCTGAAGCAGGAAGACTCGCGTCTCCTGGTCATCCTTCAGGCTGCGGTCACGGACTACGCTTCGCGCCCGGACCACACGGTCACCCCGAACCACAACATCACCGAGGCGTCGGGCTACCTGACTCCTGGGTCGTTGTACTCGGCAGTGTCCATGACCGACCTCCACGAGTTGCAGTCTGCTCGTATCCTCATCAACCCGTTCGACTTCAGGGACCTGTACCGCTGGGACATCAACCAGACCGGTTGGGCCTTCAAGGACCGCGTGGTTGCTGGCGAGACGATCACCTCGTTCGGTGAGTTCCAGATTCAGCGGAGCATCATCGTGCCGCAGAGCAAGGTCTTCCTGACCCCGGAGCCCAACTTCCTCGGTGTCTTCCCCGTGCTGTACTCCCTCGATGTCGAGGAGAACCACATGGTGGAGGCCTTCTGGAAGGGCTGGGTCTTCGACGAGATGGTCTCGATGGCCATTCTCAACCCCCGTGGTATCGCCACGATCACCAAGTCCTGACCTCAGGCATCAGAGAGAGCCCTCACCCTTCGGGGTGGGGGCTTTCTCCTGTCTGGGGTAGCCTAGGACCACTGAAGGGGTGAGACACACGTCTCACAGAGACTTCCTTGGAGGAAGACATGCCTGTAACGATGGTCCGCAACACACTGAAGGGGCCGACAGTCATCGCGTCGGACATCAAGGGAACCGTCACGGTCGAGTGGTCTGGCGCAGGAGACCCCATGGGTGGGGACATCCAGCCGGTACCGGCAGAGATCGTGGACACCGTCCCGTTCCACCGGGCCCTCCAGCGAGGCATCCTCGTCCTGGAGAACCCTGAGGACAACCCCGAACTGGACGCGGCCATCGCGAGGCAGAACGCTTCCTGGAAGGCTCAGGCAGCAGCAGTAGCAGAGGCAGGGACCGAGGCTCTCGACCCCGAGGCCAACAACGACCTCGTCGTGGTCTCCTGCATCGGGCCGGACACCAAGGGAACTGGCAAGTGCGGCGCAGATGTGCCTGTGCGGGATCAGCAGAGAGACGACAAGCCCCCGCTGTGCAACGTCCACGCCGAACTGGCCTCGCAGTACGTCGCTGAGGAACTCGGCGTCGTGGACGGCAAGACCCAGAAGGGCTGGGCCCGCGTCACCATGGGTGCTCGCGAGTCAAGCCGCTAGACCTCCAGGCAGCGAACCTAGGGAAGCAAGTCCAAGATTTATTTATCTTGGCAGCGGCTCGGCACCGGTCGAGTCGTAGGAAGAGGCTTGACTCGACTAGGAAGCAGGAATCATGCCCGAGAATGTCATCCCGGCCACGCAGCCGGACACCACTGTGGCTGGATTCCCTGCCACCGAAGATCCGGCGTACAGCCCCCCATCGAACCACGAGTCCGCTGAGGACTACCACAACTACGACACGACCCGCACGGACACCGAGGGCAAGTCGGACCAGATCGCTCCGATCCAGGCCGCTACCCTCACCGACGCAGGAGATCTCGTCGGGGTTGTCGGCCACGGCTACGTTGCTGGCGACCCAGTCGTATTCTCCGAGATCGTCACGACCACCGGCCTCACCGCTGGCACGGTCTACTACGTCCGCTCGGGCGGTCTGACGGATGACGCCTTCACGGTCTCGGCCACGGTCGGCGGCGCAGCCGTAGCGCTGACCACGAACGGCACCGCGAACGTCCACCTCGTCATCACCGACGAGGTCACTGGGGTCATCGTCTCCGAGAACATCGACACCAGCACAGCGGGCATCTACAACCTCACCGAGGTCGCAGACCCGGCCTACCAGGCTCCTGGAGACGGTGTCATCGAGGCCACGCAGCCAGACTCCACGGTCGGTGGCGGCTCGATGCGCGAGGACGCAGATCCGCCCTACCGGGCTCCTGCTGGCCCCGTGCCGGTCACCATCCGCGACACAGCGCTGGAGCCAGGTGCCTCCTACTCGGGCTACCCGCAGATCGCCGTCACCCTGACGGACGCGGGAGATCTGGTCGGAGCCACGGCTCACGGTCTGGAAGACGGCAACGTCGTCACCTTCGAGGACATCGTCTCGACCACGGGGATCGTGGAGGGGACGCGCTACTACGTCATCACGGCCACGGACGACACCTTCCAGGTCTCGCTTGCACTCGGTGGCGCGGCTGTCGCCCTCACGACCAACGGCACCGCTG